TGCAGCTTTTCACGGCCTGAATTCCCGAACCATTGCCGCATTCTAGCGTCTTCAAAATATACAAAAACATCTTCAATATCAGCATGGAATTTCACCTGAATTTCAATATCGCACGCAAGGCCGCTGACTATGCTTTCAATCGCTCCATCTCTGACGATTGCCATTCCAGTACAAACGCCTGGATCTATTCCGATCAGCAACATATCAACTCCCTCACTTTTTGCAGCAATTCAAATTCAGTGCCAAACGTCTGCACAAACGTATTCTTGCTGCCGTGAATGCTTGGCACTTTCAGTCCAGCCGTGCCGCGATGATGCGCCGGGCATAATGGCAATGTATAATAGTGACTTGCGCGCTGCCCTTTCCCTATGCCAGTGCGTATGTGGTGACATTCTGCCGGCGTGTCATTGTAACCTAACATGCGGCAAGCTATACAGCCAAGTGCGCAGACTTTTGATACATGTTGCCGCTCTTTGTTATTCATATTCACGCGCCCATTTTTCATAATCGACATCTTCAGGATGCGGCAGCAATATCGACAAATCCTGTGCTACAAACCTGTCAACGTCACACATGTACTGCGCCATCTTTGCAATAGACAGCTTGCCGGTGCTTGTTAGTCGCTTAACCCGATTGCCAAGTATATCAATTTCTGTCCACGGTAAAAACTTCTCTCGCAGTGCATCATGCAGATCGTCTTTGTCGTAGCCAATCTCAGAGCCTATGATGCCTATCCATTTCCAATACAGCCTCCGCTGCCGATCTGTGCGCTTGTCGCGCAGCTTCTCAATCGTTACCTCCCATCCTTGGCTTTCAACGTTTAAGTTGCGGATAAACTCAGCTACACGCGACGATTGCGCTATGTTTGTGATTATATGTTGCATGATAATTTTTATCCCCGCCTATTTTGCATCGCTTTGATTTTACTGAAATCTGGCCGGATGTTATTTGTCACCCGGCAGATTATTTTTCATTTTTGATGCCTAATTATAGTTAGGCCACTCTGTTACCGCTGTATCCACAGCCGCAATGCACACGCTTCTGCGGCGGGCTGCTCATCAGCGTCTCAAATGGATTGCTATCGAAAAGCTCTTTGCCGCACTTGGGGCAAGCAATCCCATTGGGTTTGGCATTTCTCATGGCGCGGATCATCGCATAGTGGTCTGCTCTGCGGCGCTTGTTGTATTCGTCAAGGGTTTCCATGTGTCACCTCAGATTGGCCTAACAATTCGTTCAACGCGACACCGCTTCGTGGCAGCGTCGCACCCGTAAACTCCGCGCAGCGGTGCGCGTTAACTCAGGTGTTATACCTCACTAAAATCCTTTCGCGGCTCAAACCAGTCGTCTTTGACAATGTGGCCGATGGCCTCGATTCCGCCATGATCGCCACGAACGCGGACGGTCTTGCCTTTCAACTTGTCCCACTCCGTCACGCCGGCAATTTCCAGCACGCGCCAGATGAAATGCCCAGCCACGCTTTTCAGTTCGTGGTGAGTAGAGCTGCGCGGCAGGTACAGCGCATAGCCGCCGAACCCCTGGCCGCTGCCGCCGTAGTCCAGCATCAGCCACGCGCTAAGACAGCCGTGGTCGTCCGTGGTCAGTCGGGCGCTCTCGATAATCGCGTTCTTCGTTTCCATTTCGATCCCCAAAGTGTGAGGTCTAACAGTTCATTCAAGCCGACGCCTGCGGCGCGGCTTAATTCAGGCGTTATGCGTCAATGCAGCCACCGTCGCAACCAGCGGTAACATTGCAAAGCTTGCAGCATTCTGGGTATGGTATTTCTGGCGCACTGATAATGTATTTTATTTCTCCTTCAATAAAATCAGCGCCAGTGCCTGCCATACAATCGCAATTTGTAACAGGCATGTCAGCATAAACACCCTCGCAATGCACACAAATAAAAGCCTTACGCATAACAAGTCGGTGAACATCGCTCGTTTTACTCGCTGGACTCATTTCGCTATCGCTCATTCGCCTGTTACCTCCGGTGTTATACGTCAACCTTTGCAGTCGGCCAGTCTTTGCGCCGCGCTCGTAATTCAATGTCTCCGCCACACCGTTTGCACAAGTCATGCTCTCGTGCGCAATCCATGCAAAGCGCGTCTGTGGCAGTGCTTCCGTACATCACAGGCTTATGGCAGCACATACACGGTTGCGTAGTCATAGTAGCCCCGCCAATCCTGCTTCCATAGAAACAGCATTTGCAGTTTTGTTCGGCCAGCCTCTTCTGCTTGTCGGTGTCCTCGGCAATCCGTTTTGCCAATTCAGCTTGCTCACGAACAAATCTCTTTGACCGTTCTGTCCAGCCAACCATATTGGCCTTGTTCATTACTAGTGGTCGCCGTTCCATAATCAATCCTCAAAATCGTTGACGTATAACAACCGCATCAAGGCTCGCCCTTCGGGCTGGACTCGCTACGCTCGCCCCTTATGCGGGAGGTTATGTTTTCTCATATTCTGCGCAGTCGTAAAAAAGTTGTGCAAGATCGGTTGTATTCGCGATGTGTCGCCATTCAGCGCTTCCCCAAGGTTTTACATCTCTGCGTCCTGCCGCTCCAAAAGCACAATCAAGCCACCACCAAGCAAGCCACTCGCAATCGTCTTGCACAATTCTAGCAATGGCATCGGTGTAAGCGCTCATCATCGCGTGTTGCGCTGCGAAAAAATCAGATTCAGGAGATGCCATCATCATGTTCATAAGCGAATCAAGTCTAGTGTCAGACTCAAGCATTGTCGCTTGCCACTTGTCTAAAATAGCTCTAATTTCGTCAACATTCATTTCTAAAATCCGGTGTAGTCAAACATAACAATCGCTTCAAGGCCGTTCGCTGCGCTCACTGGACGCTGCTGTCGCAGCGCCCCTTAAGCTGGTGTTATGTGTCACTGTACCTGTCAGGCATTCCAGCATTCCAGAAAACACACTGGCTGCAAGCACCTTCGTTCCACGGCTGAACTGTCTTTCCACGCATCTTGCAATCATCGCACACATTCCCGCTGATAATGTCGCTTAAAAATTGCGCAACATCTACCAAATAACCTCGTGCGGAAATAACGCTAAGGTCATCATGATCTGCTGCCTGTTCAAGACACATAACAAGTCGTTCAAGCCGACTCACTTCGCTTCGCTCGTTCACCGATTAACTCCATCGTTAGCAGCCAAGAATCATCGCTCCGCGCAATGCTTCTCGAATTGCTGCCATTTCTGTCTGGTCAAAAGAATCTCGCCACCAGCCATCGTAGAGGTACGAGCCTCCTATTGGTGAAACCCTTATGTACCAATCGTCGTCTCCATCGTCGCGCTCAATCTCAATTTCATAACCACGGTATCTACTGCAAAGGTGGTGCGCAGAATATCGGTGGGCTTTACTGTGTATGCGGCTAACAATTCGCTCAAGGTCGCCTTCGGCTGGACTCACTCCGTTCACTGTGTTCATTCGCTCACCCCTTAGCTCTACGTTATATGGCAAACTCTATGCCCGTTTCAGTTTCAATCATTCTGCATCTGCCTTCTGTTTTCAGATCAAACATCCAGCGGAAACAAGTTTCATCGTCGATTGAAATGTCGTGCTTTTGGTATAGCTTCTGCGTCATTCTTTCAGAGCAGTTCGTTACTTTTGCCCGTTCCAGTATTTCAATCATTCTGTCTTTGGTCTGTGCTTTGTTTTCCATATAACTCCTCGCTCACAGTCGTTCGTTTCACTCACTGGACAGCCCTAACTGGCTGCCCATTAGCTCTGCGTTATAAACTAGACGCATCCCGTTGTATTGCGCATCCAGCCATGAAATCCCGCAAATGCAGAACATCTACAATCGTTATACTGTCATTGTCTCTGATAAACGACTCAAGCAAGTCTGCCATTTCATGCTGTCCAGATTCACGCATGTCTCGCGGCCATTCTGCGTCATACATCTGGACAATCTGGAACATAGCAACGCCGATTCCGTCTTTGTATTTGTACTCGCTCATGACTTCACCATCATCGCTTTCATTTCGCTTTCAATCTTTGCAAGCTCTAACAAAAATATAACGATTTCCTGTTCCATTTCCTGGATTTTGTTGTCGTCACGTTCAAATCTTATGCACTTGTATTGCAACTCAGCAGGCAGTCTGTCGTCAAAGCTCACAAAGTCGCACCACTTTCGCCCTGAGCATGCCATCTGTGCCAGCATTTGCCATTGATATTTCCCGTCTGGCTTTCCAGTTCGAAGAAAATCAATATGCGTCGCTGTGTTGGGGCATTTTATTTCAAGCAATCCGTCATCGCCAACAAATCCATCCGGAGACGCGCCAAATCCTGCAATCGTCGAATGTTCAACAAGCCCAGTTTCAACAACAAATACACCGGATTCAGCTTCATAAACAGACCGAGCAAAAGGCTCTTTTTCTGTTCCTCGCTGCATTGCCGCGTTTTTGAATGATTCCTCTCGTATTCCGGTTAATCTTTCACACAGTAATTGCATCATGTAATTAGTGCGTGACGTGCTGTATCCGGTTTTTGTTTTAGCCATAACATCGGCAACGCGACTTCCGGTAACTTTGCCAATTCTAGCTGCAAACCATTCTTCTGATCCTTGCTCAATCATTGCTGATCTCCTGTAATCACTGTTACATCCTGTGCTGCCTTTTTCAATGATGCGCCGTATTCTTTCCAGAATGCAACCTTTAGCGGCGATGCAGGTAATGCACTGAATGCGGCCATAAGGCTATCTGTCCCATCCAATGACGCGTCACGCATAGCCTGCAAATGATCTTCTTCAAATGCAATTTGCTCTGCTGATTTCAACTGCTCAGATTGCCCATCAAAGTCTGAATTGTATTGCTTTCCTTCCATTTCTTCAGCAGTGTATGCACTTGCCAGCTCTGGAAATGCCTTTCTGAATGCTTGCGCCTCTGCACACTTGGCAATCTGTCCGTATGGTCTTTTTGTCCACATTGCATTAGGCGCTTGTGACTTTTCTTTGCCGCCTTTGATCGCATAGTTTTCGATCCACAATTCCTTTGCAGTAAAATCTACAATCATTCCTCCGACAAGACGCTTTACTGTGACCTTGCACCATATCGGATACGTGATAGCTTGACCTCCGATAGTACCCTGCACATCTTCACCAAATTCAGGCTCTGATACTCCTGCACACTCTCCTGAGCGACTTGCCTGAATTCGGTACAGATTGATTCCAGGCATGACAACATCGCGCATCTGTGCTGACTTGCTGTCCCACATTGGCACTATGTGTACAGGCTTCTGCAATGGGTCAAGACCAGCAGCTTGGCAATACCCAAGTACAAGCTCAATGCTTTCGCGCTTTGCTCCAGGATAAAGGCTAGACTCCAGAACTTTGATCAGCTCTGCGCGATCCTGCATTGCTAACTGGCTGTCGGCTGTTTTAATCATATTGCTCATAGCGCTGCCCTCACTTCGGCCAGACGCTTTTCCAGTTCATCGACTGATGCCTGAATTGTCTTTTTGTGTTCAGCGTCCCAATCGACGCTGATCATCTGGAAGTCAATATCGACCACTTCAGATACGCGAACCCAGTTAGCATGATCTTCATCAGCGCGGAATACAGCGCAATGATCGCAGTCTTTCAAGTATGGCATTTTGTAAAGTGCTATTTTCATGGCATTACTCCTTGGTTGATGTGTTAAGTCTACTCTGTCGCATGGCGTGCGGTATTGTGGGATATACCTATTTAACCAACCTTATTCCTTCCGCCCATTTCCGGTCACTGTGCTGCTGTGCAAATGTCACCGGCCTGCGCGTATCGTCGCCAGGATAAACGTCTTGATATGTGCTGATTATTGACTTCTGCAGCAACAGATTCGGACAATGGCCCAGCTTCTCAAGCTCTGACATTTTCCTAATCAGCATGTCTAGCGCCCGCTGCGTCATCGGCTTTTTTGTATCCTCGTCGCGCATGTCTATGAATGATTGCAGCATGTTTCTATCTATGCTGTCTTGCAGTAACAGTGGGATTATTGCTTTTTTCATAACAATGATCCCTGCCTGGCTTCATCGTCAAATCTTTTTCCTGCCATTGATAGATTTATTTTTGCCTGCTTGAAATAAGAGTCTTTCAATTCTATGCCGATAGCTTTTCTGCCTAGCGATACTGGACTATAAACTTCGCTACCAACTCCCATAAACGGCGTCAGGATCGTCTCTCCCACGTTTGAATAAAGATCAACAAGTCTGTCAATAACATCTAGCTGCAATGGATGCACATGCTTTTCGTCATCTTCCTCTTTGCTATCACGATACGGAAGAACGTTATCAATTCTAATATCATCCCAAACGCACGAAGCATAACGCTGCCAAATATAATGGCTCAGCTTGTTAGATTTTGGATCGTCATGGTCATAGTACATTGCGTTAAGACGCTCCCACAATTCTTCCGCTGTCAATTTTGATTCGTTAGCATTATTCCATGCATTCAAAATGTTGGGAAGTATTGGCGTTTCTCCGGCGTATCTTTTTAACCCGCATGTGTGCGTTACAGGTACGGCATTATCCCCTTTTTTTGTTAGGATAAGAACATAGTCCGGCATAGCTGTAAAACACTGCGTAGAGTCTTCTACAATCAGTTTATGCATCAGGCTCTTAACCATTGTCCTCATTCTTACCTTCAATGGCTCTTTCCAGATTGTTATTCTGTTCCTGTATTGAAACCCGTACTTTTCATGAATTCTAATTATTTCATTCGGAAAATCCCATAGACGGCATGAATTATCAAAAACGTCAGTACAGTGAACAGCCGTAATTCTTCCGGGCTTTGTTACCCGTGCAATTTCAGATACAAGGAAATCATATTGTTCTAAAAATTGCTCTTTGCTTTCACAGTTTGAAAAGTCTCGTTCGCTTGAGCTGTAATTATATAGCCCAGCAAACGGCGGAGAATAAATTGACAGATCGACAGAGCGATCTGGTATTGATGGCAAAACCTCCATGCAATCTGAATTGTATATTGCATAATTTTCTGTAACAACTTGCTCTTTAACCATGCTCATTTTACAAACTCCGGTAGCTTTACTTTCTGATTGAATTCTTTTGTCAGTATTGAAAAATCTTTGTTGGTATTATCAATAAGATTCTGATACAACTCTATAGCCTTTTGTGTTTTTTGTTGCAGCGCCTCCATAACACGCTCTTGTCCGTCACTAATAACAAGATCAATTACTACATCATTTTTTTGACCAAATCTCCAAAATCTCCGAATAGCTTGATAGTATTGCTCATAACTCCATGTCGGGAAATAAACTGTATGGTTACAATGCTGCCAGTTTAACCCCATCGAAGTCATTGACGCTTTTGTTATCAGCCTGTCTATTCCTCCTTTGGCAAACTCTATCAATATGTCTTCCTTTTTATCAATCGACATTGATCCTATTATTTCAACAGCTCCATCATCCATTGCCTTTAGCGCTGCACTCTCGTCGTTTGTGCTGCACCAATATACAGAAGTTTTACCTGATGCTAATTGCACGGCCTTTTCGCATCTTTCAATCGTTGTTTGTTTTTGCTCTATTCGTACCTCTGTCATCGTCTTTGCTGGCATTGAGAATAATGACGTCTGGCCATTTATGCACCATGTTTCTTTGTTGTGTACTATATGTTGTCTCGTTATAAGTTCAGGCAATATATACCTGTCGTCGCTGTACCCTATATCTGACGGCTTCTTTACCATCATCGCCCATTGATTTACCCATGCAAAAAAATCTCTTTCTGCGTGCGGTTTAAGATAAAACTTTTCCCCTATATTTCTATTATTTGAGTCTACAGAGTTCTGGTTGCTCTTAAAAAACTTCCCAAGCATGTCCATATAGCCCATATACCCAAGAGCCTCTGAGCTGTTTCCTAGCTCGATAAAATCATTTGGCGACGGCGTTGCCGTAGATAGAAATCGGTATTTGACTCGCTTTATAAACGCAATTATCTCGTACTTAGTTGCTCCTGCATAGTTTTTCAGTATGCTAGATTCGTCAAGCATTACACATTCAAAATCATCAGAATTGAAATGATGTAATCTCTCATAATTTGCGATAACAATTTTTTTAGTAAACTTTCCATCCTTTGATTGCTCAATATCATCTATCCCTATTCTTTCGGCTTCATTCAAAAATTGAAACGCAACGGCCAGCGGCGTAAGTATAAGCACTCGTTTATTAGTCTCTTTAACAACGTTGTATGCTACAGCTAGTTGAATTAAAGTCTTTCCAAGCCCTGTATCGGCAAATACACCATACCTGCCTTTTTTTACAGTTTCCCTAATAATATGCTCCTGAAAATCAAAGGCGCTTTCTGGAATCCAGTTACAAGAAAACCCGCTTTCTGACAGAGAGTGCCTTTTGTTTTGTATAAACTCTTGATAACTTAATGGCATTTTTCAATCCTTATAGTTTGTGCTGCTGCATTGTGCGATCTATTGACCATCAAAACACTAAGTAGTTACCGCACATTCTTGTAAGTCGTGCCATCTAAAATCTTCTCAACGCATGCTTTTGATACGCCAAGCGCTTCGGCCCACTGCTCAACCGTTTTCGTCTTCGCAAGCTCTGCCATTATCTCCCTGCGCCGTTTTCTATCCGCACGCAATAACCGGACATTGGCGGCAGATACTTTGCGAAATTTCCGCTTGTCAGCAGCAAACTCTGACGCACGGCATAGGTACTCGTCGCGTGACAGTGTGCGCTTGCCCGATGATAAGTCTGGATAGTCTGTTAAAAATGCCATGTCAATCCCCCTCTTTTAGTATTTCTGAGATTTCTTTCTTGATCATTTATTGCACTCCTTTATTGATGCGGCAGATTATTTGTCAAAAATGACATCTAATTATAGTTATGCACCAAACATGGCAAGTTGGGCAGTAGCCTGCTCAAACCGCTGTTTTGCTGCGTTAAAGTAATCAGTATCCAGTTCACAGCCTACAAAATCAAACCCGCCATAATGCGCTGCAATCGCGCTGGAGCCACTGCCAAGGTGCGTGTCTAGTATCCTGTCGCCTTGCTTCGCGTAGTTTTTCAAAATCCATTCGTAGAGCTTTACTGGTTTCTGTGTCGGGTGAATCTTATCAGTTCCTACATACGCCTCACACCTAGCCATTCTAAATGCTTTTGCGGGGCGGCTAAAACTTGTCCACGCCATTTCAAACGATGCACCGCTAAACTCCTGAATCTTGTCCCAAATAACCCAGCATGGAGAATTGCAAGAAAAAGGCACGGCATCAATAAAATGGTTCATACCCCAAATTATCTGGTTTTTGCTAGTCCGCTGCAGTTCGTCAAAATATAACGGCTCTGGTGCGGCACTATCCCAGTTTTTCACTTCGTGCTGAATCCATGCTTTTCCTGTGTTTACGCTTTTTGTCTGAGCAGTCCAATCAATCCCATATGGCGGGTCAACAATCGCCAAATCAAACGCTTTGTCTGGCAGCGTCTTCATATATTCCATGCAGTCAATGTTCAGTAGTTCAATCGCCATAATCAAATCTCGTTAAGCATTCGGTGCATAACAACGTGGTCAAGTCGGACGCACCTAACGGTGCGCCGCTTACCGCAATGTTATACGTCACGCTTTAACCGCGCCACGTACTTCAAAACGCGCTCTTTCTGTTCCGGTGTCAGCCACAATCGCAACTCTACCAGCCCATTTTTCTTTCGGTTGGCGCGTGTTGCGCGCATGAGTTCAGCTTTTGACTTCATTTTATCAACCTAATAACTGGCAACCTGCCAAGCCTGTAGCTGTCTCCGTAAAGCGTCGCTCCAATGAATTGATCGCGCTTTAGGTTTTCACGCCCAACTGTAACCACGCGGCCAGCGTGTAGCACTATATCGCCTATGCGCAGATCGGAAATATGGCAAGAAACCTCACGAAAACAGTTTGCGATCATACAGACACGCACACATCCGCAAGAAAATAGGCTTTTGCTTCTGGGTAGGCTTTCATCGCCCAATCAAGGTTTTTTTCTACAGCAGCAACTGCGTTTGCTTCGTTGTTGCCGCGCTTAATCAGTAAAGCGATTACTTTGTTTTTCATGTCTGCATCTCCGTGGTTGATGTAGTCATTATACACAGTAACGCGTTACTTGCAACACTCGGAATATACGTAATTGCTCGTAGGCGTTACGTATAACTACGCGGTCAAGCCGCAGCTACGCTGCTTGGACTCGCTAACGCGAGCCGCTTACCGCAATGTTAGCACCCACAATCGGCGTGACTGTTACGCCAACAAGGGCCGTCATGCTTTGCTATCGAGCCGCGCGGGTAGAACAGCATCCCGCCGAACCCGTTGTCACCGCCGGCATTGCAAACAGGGCATTTCTCCCACGATAAGCTGCCGCCTTCGCGCTGTTCGTATGTGATGTGCTTCATCTCGCCTTCGGTTGCCGTTGCTTCGGATTTGCAGCTTCGGCAAGTTCCTCGCCACTCGCGGTCTTCCGGCTTCGTTCCTGTCTTGATGACCTTCATGTCTTCTCCTAGATGGGTGCTAACAATTCATTCAAGCCGACGCCTTCGGCGCGGCTTAATTCAGGCGTTATGCGTCAACAGGCAGTGCGCCACCTTCTGGGCCTTCATCCACATCCGGCATATTCTGCCAAGCGTGCGCCTCAATAGTTGCATCCTGATCGTCGCTACCATAGGCAATTTCAACCCAGTGCAGGCAGGTGCTGCCATCTTCGTACCGCTGGCTGTCAAGATACTCGCGGAATTCTGCGCGCTGCTTATCGCCAATATCGCTGTTGCCACATCCTTCCTTGCTTCCATCGGGGCAAACCAACATCGTCCTGTTATTGTTTACAACCTCATGGCTTGCATTTGGGCCAAGCACGCCAAGCCCTATGGCTTTTGCGCGGTCGGCTGCAGCTTCGATTGCCTCACTGTTCCAGCTCGTTACTACGATTGCATTGTGTCTTATGTATCCCACGCATCATTTCCTCGTTTCAGTGTATTGTGTTTACGCATAACAAGTCATTGAACGCGACTCGCTACGCTCTCGCGTTAATTCGGTGTTATACGCCACGTATTCGGCGCACAGTTATAGTTTCTTCCACCACCTGAACCTGTGGTTGCCATATATCAGTTACCGGAACATCCAGCACCGCAGCAATGCTGTACGCGGTCTTAATCGTTGGGTTTGCTGTCACCATTTCTAATTGATGTACATGCTGCTTACTCATTCCTATGCAGTCAGCCAAATCCTGTAACGACATACCTGCTTTTTGTCGCAGTTCCTTTAGATGGTTGGCGTATAACAATTCGCTCATGGTCGTTCCTCACTGTGTTCGTCACTGGACAGCCTTCGGCTGCCCCATAGCTCTGGGTTATGCCTCAATTACTACCGCTGGCGTAGTAAAAACATTCTCGCATTTCCAGCATTCATGATGCCACCTTTCGTCATGCTCAAACCAATTCCAAGTAATTTTGGTTTCCATCTTGCAATACGGGCACCGAGGCATAACAAGTCGCTCAAGGCCGCTCCCGTTGGTCGCTGGACTCGCTTCATTCGTTTCACTCATTGCGCTCACCCCTTAGCTCTACGTTAGCCACCACGAATTGACGCGGCGTGTTCTTCAAGTGTTGGGTTCCGTTTGTGCATAACTCCGTCGCGCTGGTGTCGCTTGTGCAAGCACAGCTTTAGCAATCCTGGGCCGCTTGGCTCAATCTCAAAACGTATGCATCGGTCATGCGCAAATACAACCGCCTTTGTTAGCGTGTTGTAGTCAAAAGTAGAAAATCCACAATGCCTAGAATTTGTTTCAATCCCGCTGCCGCAAGGCTTAATTTTTCCCTGTATATGGTGCGCACCTCCGAAAAGATCGCACAGCATGTCAAAGCATTCCCACTGGTCGTCAGTCATCCAAGGGTATTTCTCCGTGCGTATTTTCTCGTTCCATTCTTCGTTCGTCATAAAAACTCCGTGCTGTGTTGTATAACAATTCGCTCAAATCCGCCCTTACGGGCTGGACGCTGCGCCGAGTTGCGGCTTGCGCCCCATAGCTCAGGTGTTATGCGTCATCGGCATTTGTAACCGGCGTTAGCAATCATCCGTATGTCACGCTGTGACCACCCATCATTCCACTTTCGCTTTATTGCGGTAATTAGGGAAAGTACCTATAACGGTTAGATCTGATTTATGTACTAGCTGATATAGGATTATTCGAGGCAATAAGTGTCTCTGATGACTGTAGCTCTGGGATACCCTAGCCACCGTGCATACTGCCCTAGTCATTACAGATCGTCACTGTCAGCAAAAGCTCGCCATCTATGGCACTGCCCCAAAAGTCACCCGGTGTATCCCGTCGCATACGCTGTTTTGTGTCAATCCAGACAAGCGCCGTCATCAAAGCGCCCGATCTGTAAACTCGCTTTTGTTCCACGCTGGCACGAGCGACCAGGCTAATAACGTGAGGATTACGGTCAAATCGTAGGCAACAAAAAAGGCGTTTTACGGTAGGTCTGTTGCGCGGATAATGGTTTTACCCAAAACCCAGACCTACTGTAAAGCGCCCTTCTTGCCACGCGCAACCATGACCACGCCAATATCCCATAACTCACAAACGCAGTCAAGCGTGGAAAGCTATAGGTATATCACGCAGTGGTAAAAATGGCCGTTACGCTCAGCGTAAAAGCCAAGTCAGCGGCAAAACAGTGCTATTTCCGCCTCCCTGCGCTTTGTTAAACCTGCCAGCACTGTGCCGCCAGCTTTATTCCAACGTCGAAACTGCGCCGATATAGCTGCATTGTCGCCGCCATCATTGATGACTTTCCGCAATGTGCTGCTGCCGAATGCATTAAGACCGATGTTGTATGCCAAATCAGTACACGCGGCCAGCAATGCAGGCGATTTGATAGCCGGACAACTGGCAAGAACGCCATCCTGGAACCGCTGTAGCATAACGCGCAACAGCTCGACGGCACGCTCCTCGGTAATCGGCTTGTCTTGCAGTGTGACTTTTACGCCGTCTGGATAGCGAGTACAGCCAAATCCGATAGTCGGGACGCCTGCGGGACACAAATAGGGATGCGATACAAAGCCCTCAAAGCGCTTGCACAGCGCTACAGACAACTCCAATGCCGTTGCCTTATCCTCTGCATTCATTTTGGCAGGACGCGCACAGGGCCGGTTGTAGCTACACGCAGAACAGCATGCACAACGCCACCAACAATCAGCAGCAACTGCGCCTGCACGGATGGATCATTCGCAATCGTCGCAATGGTAACGACTGTTGGATTGTGTGACAGCATAGCAGCGCCGGTTACAAAAGATAACGCGCTGGCCCAAAAAGTTCTTGATGAAAAAATTGACTTCATGTTTACCTCGCAACCACAACAACAAGACCGATTAACGAAACTCCGACGATTGATAGCGTGCCTAACATTCCCGCAACTACCCATCGGCGCAATTCTACAAGCCCTGGAATGATCTTTTCTATCTCAACCATCCTTATTTCTATCTTTTCGCACTGCGCAAATGCTCGATTCAGCGCATCCCTTGTTTCCATATGCTGTTCTTCAAGCCTTCCTAGCGATTGAAGCGCGTCACGAATCTGGAATATTGCCTCTTTCAACTCGTCGCAGTTACGCTCTAGCACGGCTATTCTCGCCTCTGCTGTTGTCATATCCACCATGCCCCCTCGCGCAACTCCTGCGCGTTTACTATTTACAAAGTCGCTGCCAATCGGAAGAGATCATCAATCTGCTGCTCGGTGATGCCGAGCTGACCAGCCATGCCTATTACCAGCGCATTGTTGCGCTCGATGTCGAGCGCGTACTCCCACCAATCCCGTAAGTCCTGCGATCCTGATGCAACAGCCTGCTCGACCGTTGCCCGCAGTCCAAGCTGGTTAAGCGCAAGCCTAATCTGCCGAGGGCTTACGGTTGCAGGAACAGGATTTCTCGGCATGTCAGCTCCGGAACACACGTCAACACTGCCGTCCCCATAGCGGATAAGCTCGTAATCAACATGCTCAGTCTTGCCTGCAATGGCTGCGTGAAACTCCGTAGATTGTGGATCAAAATTATTCCGCATATCAGCCACCCATGAGGTTGAAATATGTCGGGATAAGCATCATCCAATCATTTGACGATGACAGCGTAAGTGATCCCTGCCACTTCTTGTTTGCCGCGGCATTTCGCGCAGCAGAACCCTGAATGAAAAATTCAGTCGCAGAACACCACCACGCAGTTCCAGACAGCGACGTACTGATGCCCGTGGTCATAGCGGTGGATGTGATCTGGATACCGCCGATGTACATCTTGAATGTTTTGCTGTTGGCGTTGTTCTTGGCAAAATTCAAGAATGTAGGAGCCGTTACTGTTCCTGTGCGGATAAGATTATCATTCACAGTCATAAAATCAGGCGCGAATGTTTCAGAGGCATTACCGCCAAGGTTGCCACTTGTAGACAAAGAGGCACTGCTGGTGCATTGGATGGTATTTGCGTCAATCACCTGCACATTTGTATACCATCCAGCGGCCGCAGAGCCGGATGACGGAGCCAGATAAATGCTGTGCCCATTATGCAGCGCCGCCGTCAGTCCGTGCGAAGTCCATGTGATAGTTACCGCAGTTCCAGACTGCGAATAGGTAGCGCCAGATGGGTTGATGTTGATGTATCCAAGGAGGGTATTATTGTTGTAAATCTGCGTGTACTTGCCCCCCTCCAAAACCCATTGTCCGCCATACGCCTTGACCTTAACCCCTGATTTTCCGAGATCAGTGGCAATCGCCTCGCATCCGTCGTATGTAGTGGCGTTATACCCGCCTACGATGTTTGCCAGCGTATCAATCGCAACAATAGATCCGCTTTGCGGGCCAGCTGCACCAAGTTTTGAATCAGCGCTAATCATGCTATCACCACTGGCTGAATGAGTATTTGTAGGTGCCGTCTAGTGCTGTTGGCGTCAAAATTACAAGATCAACAGGCTTTCCGGTGAAGTAGTAAGTTTGCGCGGTTGAAGTTGCCGCATTAAAAACTACTGCCGCGCCGTAGCTGTCATATACTGTTTCCGCAGTTGTCGCACTGGCTGAAATAGCGGTTAACGCAATGGTTCCCGATGTTGCGCTGTCCTTATTGATTTTTATTGACCAATTAACAGCATTGCCATCCGGTGCTATCTGTGTAGTAACCGCTGCACCAACACCTGATGCATTCTGTTTTGCCACTTGATT